GATCGCAAGCACCCCATTCTTTTTGAACGCACAAGTTTTTTTCATTGGCTTACTGTGGTAAAATTACCACACATTTATACGACGAGTGAAAAATGGCAAAGATAAACGACCAGGCGCGAAAAAAACAGTATCAAAACCTCGCAAAGAAACTTGCGGAGGGAAAAGTTTTATCGTCGGCGCAGATGGAAACTTTCGAGACACTTGCCGATGAATTTTCTCCCGACGAATCACCGGAGAAAAACGAGCGGCACGGGAAAATCATTGTAACGAATACCCAGCTTTGCAGGCTTTTCGTCTGCTCGAAGATGGCAATAAGCGATTGGGTGAAACGTGGTGCGCCGAGGCTCACCTATGGGAAGTATGATTTCGAGGCTTTTTTCCGGTGGTGGCAAACGAACATCAACCAGAACCAGACCCGGAAAACGCTCGAAGGGAAAGAGCGCTACTGGTCGGCGAAGGCTGACGCGGAAGAAATCAAGGTGTTGAATCTCACAAAAGAAACCGTCCCGGTCAGGGAAGTGAAAAAGTGGGTTGCGTCGCAGGTCCAAAAGATGAAATCAAAATTCCTCGGGTTGCCGGCGGCGATTGCTGGGAGTTTGGAGGGAGTGCCATGGCATGAAATCCAGCAAAGACTTGATCGGGAAGTTAGAAGAATCTTGGAAGAAATCGGCGATACCTTCTCTATCGGCGCTAGTAGCAGAAAGCGCAAGACCACCAAAGCAGCTTAATCCCTGGCGGTGGGCTGAAGAGTATCTTGAAATCCCGCCCCGGGTATCCCCGCTTTCCGGGATGTATCGAACCGATCAATGGTGTTATGTTCGGGAGCCGCTGGAAGCGTTCGCCGATCCTGCGGTGAGAGAGATCACTCTTTGTTGGTCGGCGCAATCGACCAAGACCACGACGGCAGCGGTGATGCTGCTTTATTCGATCGACAATGACCCGGGGAATAGTCTTTTCGTCCGCCCGTCTTTGGGCGTTGCCCGCACATTTTCCGAGGGGAAATTGATTCCGCTGATTACCGGGAATAAGGCGCTATCGAAACACATCACAGGCGATAGATACGACCTGAAAAAGACCGAGCTTTCCCTGGACAACATGACCATTTTTATCCGTGGCGCGAACCCAAACCAGCTTGCAGCCGAGTCGTGTAAGAACGTTTTCCTTGATGAGACTGACAAATTCGAGGAATACAACGAAGAGAAACGGGAAGCCGATCTAGTATCATTGGCCTTTGAGCGCATGAAGTTTTTCCGAAATAGTAAGGGCGTGCTCACATCCACGCCAAGCCTCATTGGTGGCATTATCTGGCAGCATTACCTTGCCGGGGATCAGCGGTTTTTCATGGTCCCTTGCGTCGAATGCGGGGCATCTTTCCGGATGGAATGGAAGTTCATCAAGTGGCCTTCCGGCGCGACTCAAGACCAAATCAGGAAAGAGGTTGTCATCGAATGCCCGCACTGCTCGAAGGCGATCCGCGAGAACAAGAAAAATGAAATGCTTCTGGCCGGCAAGTGGGAGCCGCAGAACCCAAGCGCCAGAATGGAAAAGAGAAGTTATCACCTTTCGGAGCTTTACACTACGACAAAATGGGGCGATCTGGCGCTGAAATTTATCCAGGCCAACGAGCACGCAAAGGTGGGCTTTCTTGGCCCGTTGCATAACTTCATCAATTCAAGCCTCGCGGAACCTTGGGACCCAACCGAGCGACAGAAGCGTGATGATGCTACAATCCGGGCGTTATGCGATAACCGGAAGCGCTTTGAAATACCGCTTGATGGCGTTCTCGGAATCACGGCAGGGGTTGATACGCAGGATCTCGGGTTTTGGTATGTCGTCCGGGCATGGGGAAAAGACCTTGAATCGTGGCTTATCACCGAAGGGTATGCCGACGACCTTGATACCGTTCGCCGGTTGATTGCGGAAGGGGATTACCGAGACACGAAGGGCCAAAAATACGGAGTGAACCTCGCTCTGATCGACTCAGGCGGGCACAGGACCGATGAAGTATACGACTTTTGCCGAAGGAATCCGCGTTTCCGCCCATCAAAGGGCATGCAGCGAACCGCAAAGAATTGGACGATCAGCAAGATCGACAAATATGCGAACGGGAAAGACATGCCCCGGGGCTTGAAGCTGATCATTGTTTCGACCAACCATTACAAGGATACGGTGCTGACAAAGCTGCAATTAGAGCAAGGCGCACGCGGTTCTTTCCATTTGCACTCTGACCCGATCAACGATTATTTCGGGCATATGGCGGCGGAATACCGAGATGAGCGCGGCGTGTGGAAATGCCCATCAGGCAAGCGTAATGATCTTTGGGATTGTGAGGTATTGGCTTTGTGCGCCGCTGATATGCTTGGAATAAGGTATTGGTCGAAGTCTCGCGTGATGATCCGCGCCGATAAATCCGAGAGCGAAAATGAAAAAGATCCTGGGGAAGCTACGCAAAGCATATCTGCCAGGGCAACGGAAAGAAAGGAAACACCGGCAAATGCCACGCCAGCGCGTGGTAATCCATACATAAGGAGATTTTAAATGTCTATTAGATCACTTCTTAAACGCCTAAAATGCTCTGTTCGTAGCGATCCCGAGTGTGGCAGCTGTTCCTATTTTTTCGACGAAAGAGAGGAAGCTCGCGGATTCTGCCGAAGGTTTCCACCGGTCCATGTTTTTTCTGACGTTGAACCGAACGGAAAACTTAATTTTTTTTTCCAGTTTGCCGTTGTCGGCCGTCATGCGTGCTGTGGCGAACATCTGCCGAAATGAATTACGGCCAAAAGATTAGCTTCACACACACCATGGTTTTGAACGATTTCTTCAACGTCTTTGCATCCAAGGATGCTGCTGAATGGTTTCTTTGGCGGCAAAAAAGGCCAAAAGAAAGGATCTGGCGGTAAAGGAATGATGGGGCGATGGGCAAAAATCAGGGCGTTGTATGTTATTTGTATCGAGAAAAGGGTTGTTTATGAGCGTGGAGAAGGGGCTAAATGCCCCATGTTTTGGTGTCGAGACGTGCCAGAAGCGTCTGGGATAGTCGCACACACCACTGACGGCGAGGTAAAATACTGCAAATGCCCCGTCTGCGGGCATAATTTCAAGGCAATTTGCCCGCCTGATCCTAACCGCAAGAAGAGGAAACCCCCTAAAAAATAGCCGTTGTTGCTCAAAAAAGCGCACTCTTAAAACAGGATAGGGGAAAGAGTGCATGGCCTACGTTACGTCAACAACCGACCTGGAAACGTATCATACCGCGTTGATCGCGGCGAGAACGGCTATTCTTTCTGGGAAAAGTTATTCGATTGGCGGCCGCACTCTTACCCGCGTTGATGAGAAATGGTTGTCGTCTGAAATCGAAAAGACTGAGGCGCGACTGTCCCGCCGGGCTTCCGGTGGCAACAGCGTCAACCCGGTCTTTATCGTGTCTCGCGGCTGATGGGTATTTACAATTTTACGCGTGGCGCAATCGAGCGCGCCATTGCTATTTTATCCCCCCGAACGGCTCTTGAATACAGGCGCGCCCATCTGATCCTTGACAGCCTGCGGTCATACGACGCTGCGAAAACAGGCGGGCCGAATCAACGATGGAACCCGGGAAGTCTTTCGGGCGATTCGGAATTGCGTGTTGCCGGCCAAAGAATCCGAAACCGGGTAAAGGATCTTGAGCGCAACCACGCTGTTGTCGCCGGTGCCATTCGCCGGCTTGTTGCTAACGTTGTCGGCGAGGGGAATTTTCCACAATCAAAAATCAGAATGCCTGACGGCAAGGGCCTGGATAAAGTTAAGGCCGACATCATTGAACAGGCTTTTCTTGAGTGGGCCGAAAATTGCTGTGTTAACGGGGATTCCCTGGCCGAAGCTCAGGTGCTTGTGCAGCGGCATAAAACGCTTGACGGCGAGGCTTTTGTAATTCAGTCTCAGACGCGGAACCTGATGAAAATTCAGGTGATCGAGGCGGATCAACTCGCGGTAGAGATAGACGGGCCATTGCAAAACGGGAACTATGCCGTCAAGGGAATCGAGCTTAACAGGTTTGGCGCGCCGGTGAGCTACCATTTCTATGAGGTCCACCCGTCTGACGGTGGCCGTTTTTCCTCGAAGATAAATGTGATTCCGGCTTCCCGAGTCTTTCATGTTTTCCAGCGTGAGCGGGCTTCAACGTGTCGCGGCGTTTCAATTTTTGCTTCCGTCGTCCAGAATATTTTCAACATGGGTGAACTTTCCGATGCAACCATGCTGCTTTCACGGCTGGCAACGGCTTACGGCATCTTCATCAAGACCCCAAATCCTGACGAATTTATGAACGCCAGCGATACCGGCGCTGATACCTCAAGCCCTGATCCCAACAAGCGCTTCAAATATGTGGACCCCGCCGGAATCCATTACCTGAACCCCGAGGAAGAGCCGTTCGGATTCACCCCGCCACAGCCAGGACCGATCTACGAACCGTTTATGCGTATGAATATGCGAAGCGTGGCAAGCGGTATTGGGCAGTCTTACAGCGCCATCAGCGGCGATTACTCACAGGGAAATTTTTCAAGTGAGCGTCAAGCCATGCTGTTAGAACGTGCTCTTTTCCGCATGGAAGGCGCTTGTAATGACCGCAAGTTTAACGTCCCGTTGTTCCGGTCATGGCTTGATTGGGCAGTGCTTACCATGAAGATCGACCTTCCGGGGTATTATCTCGATACCTGGAATCATCAGCGTGTGAAGTTCTCGCGCCCGCGTCAGGAATATATCAACCCGTCTCAGGATGTGGCCGCGTTAAAGGAACAGCTCAATGAAAAAATGATCTCTCTGACTGAGATTATCGAGGATCGCGGGCAAGACCGTGACGACGTTTTCAATGCCATTGCCGACGATGAGGAGACGCTTCTTGAACTCGGCATTGGTGACGCTGTTCCTCTCGACGAAAACGAAGGGATTAAAAAATGGCTGAGATGATGTCGTCAGCTGAAAAGCTGAAATTCATTATGGACGCATACGCTGTCGGCGTTCGAGCTGGCGTTCTCACGCCTTGCCTCGAAGATGAAAACAAGTTCCGGGAATTGCTGGGCTTGCCTACTGCCCCGGAATCGGTTAAGGCCGATTGGGCTGCATCCGCTGGGGTTCGTAGGCCAATTACATTATCCAAACCTGCCGACACCACCGGACAAGAAAAACCAGCTCAAACAGTTGTAAACAACGAGGACAAGACCAATGAAGAAGTCTAACAAAGGCAGCTTTTCGGGGAAACGCAGCGCGGCCCAGACACACGCAAAAAATAACGAGATTGCTGGAAGTCGCGCCGTTCCCCTTTCTTTCACCACTTTTGACGAAAAGAATCGGACGATTGAGGCTGTCATGGCGACGGAAGCGCCGATTATGACCGTAGATTTTCGACTCGGGGAAATGGTTGACGAGGTGCTGTTAATGAGCGGCGCGCGGTTCCCGGAACAGGTGCCGCTTCTAGACGCTCACGACGATTCAACCATTATCAAACAGCTTGGATCAACCCGCAACATCAGGATTGATGCCGATAAAATGATCGGACTGAGAAATTTTGCGGCCACCCCCGAAGCCGATCGGGCTATTGCCCTGATCAAAGGTGGACATCTCAAAGACGGATCAATCCGGTATCGGTATCAAAACCCGGTATACGTGGATGTTGGCGCTTCTGCCACCGTTGGCGGGAAACAGTTCACCGCAACCGCCCGCCCGCTCAGGATTGCAACCGAGTGGCAACTGCTTGAAGACAGCGTTTGTCCTATTGGTGCTGACCCTGCCGCGAAAATGCGGAAAGACCAGGAACCGAAACAAGAACAAGAACCCATTCCGGCGCAACCCGCCGAGAAAAAAGGAGCTTTCAGAATGAATCCCAAACTCAAACTCATCCTGATCTCTCGCGGATTGGCGCAGGGATCGACCGACGAGGAAGCCGCCGCTTTCTTGTCGAAACTCACGTCGGAAGAGCAGACCGCCTGTCGCAGGGAAGCCGGGCTTATCCCCGAGACGGTGAAGGAACCGACCATCCCACAACCCAACACCGAAGTCATCCGAAAGGAAGCCGAGGAGAAGGCCCTGCAATACATGACTGAGGTTCGGTCCCTGTGCGAAAAGCACGGAATGGCGGATATCGCCGACGAACAGATTCGGAAACGGGCTTCCATCTCGGACGTCAAAGACATGATCCTTGCCCACCGGGAAAAAGAAATGCCCCCGATTGGTGTGCAGATCACCCGCGTTGCCGACGCCGCCGATAAATTTCGCGCGGCCATGTGTGACGGGATGCTGTTACGCGCTGGCGTTCGGGTCAAAGACCCCGCCCCCGGTGCCGTGGAAGTCGCGCGGCTGTCCTTTGAAGCCGTCGCGCGGGAATGCCTCGTCGTTGCCGGTATTGCGCACAGCCGCATGGGGAAAGAAGAAATCCTCAAGACAGCCATGGGTCGCGGGACTCGTGCCATCCCGAACCACAACACCACCGACTTTCCCTACATCCTGAGCACTTCCGCCAACAAGGCCATGTTGATCGGTTATCAGGCGCAGCCGATGACCTATCAACGGTGGTGCAAGATCACCAGCTTGAACGATCTCAAGACCAATGACAGGATCAGAATTTCCGACATTGCCCAACTCGACCAGGTGCTTGACTCCGGCGAACTGAAACGCCGCAGCATGAGCGAAACCAGGGAACAATACCGGGCATACACCTATGGGAATATCCTCGGGATCACCCGGGAAGTCATGATCAACGATGATATGGGCGTCTTCAATTCGATCTTCGCCGCGTTTGGTCTGGCCTACGCCCGCACCGTGAACTATTTCCCGTATGCGCTGATTGCGGCCAACGGGAACTTGACCGACGGTGGCGCGCTGTTCAATTCTACAGCCGTTACCACCACCGGAGGCCATGCCAACCTTGCTACTTCCAGCGCCGCCCCGAGTTCAACCACCATGTCCGCAGCGCGGGCCGCAATGAGAAAACAGGTTGACATCAAGGGCGGGAAACTCAACATTCAGCCGCGCATTCTGTTGGTTGGCCCCGAGCAGGAAGAGAACGCCCTGATTGTCATCACTTCCACTTCGCTTCCGGTTGATGGCATGTCTTCCGGCGTTACCAATGTCCACCGGAACAGCGCCGAGGTCGTCGTTGACGCCGAGATCACCGGCAAGCCCTGGTATCTGTTCGCTGATCCCATGTTGGCCCCGGTGGTTGAGATGGGCTTCCTAAACGGACGGCAAGAACCCTTCCTGGAAGAGCGCCCCGTTTCCAGCGACATCCTCGGCACCGACTTCTGGTGTTATGGTGATTTCGGTGGCGGCGTGGTCGATTTCCGTGGCGCTTACAAAAACGCCGGAGAATAAGGAGCAATGACGATGAAACGATTGATTGCCGTTATCCTACTTCTCATCGTTGCGTGCCCGACGTGGGCACAGCTTTCTGACGCCGCGCTGGGGAAACCCAACAGCGTCACGCTTTCCGGGTCGAATAACACGGTCAAGGTCAGCACCGACGGCAACACCGTCAAGGTTGATCAGACGACCGCAGGCGCTAACGATGTTGATACCGATTCCCTGGGAACCGGCCATATCGGAAGCGTTACGCTTGATGTCGGCATTGTCACGCCGGTATCAATCGGGACGCTTACCGCCGGAACCAAGTATATCGAGATCACCCCCAAAACCACAGCGCTTCTCGGTGGTGCCAGCTTGGCCACTGATAGCGCGCGCCCGCTTACCGCCGGGACAACCTATACCTACAAGGTCAGCACTACCACCCCGGTTATGTATGTTCTGTCCACGGTAAGCACCACGACGGTTCACGTTGCCCATTACAAATAAGGAGCCGAAAAAATGATTATGAAAAGAAATGTTGTCTTTCTTCTTGTTGCGCTGCTGTTTGCCAGCATCGCGTATGCTGCTACCAACTACGTTCAGGAAGGCGATGTTGTCACGCTTTCGTGGGCAACCACGTCCGTAACCGCCGGTGATCCCTGCATCAAATGCACCGCCAAGGCTACCGGCGGAATCGTTGGCGTGTCCCTTACCGGAACCGGAACCGCCGAAGAGGCGCACCGCGTCGCCACAAAGGGCGTCTTTGATCTCAACGTCACCACGACCAGCACCACCACGGTCGCCATTGGCGATTATGTCTATGCGGAGGTTGGTGGTGTCGAGGTCGGTATTGCCACGCTTACCGATGACCCAGCCGGCGTGATTTTTGGCCGCGCGCTTGAGGCCATTTCCGCCACTTCGACCACTTCGCGTATCAACGTCCTTCTCGGTCAGTAACTACCTCATCCCTCATCAAGAGGCGG